GGGGAAGTAGGGTCCACTGAGGAATTTATTAATAAAATCAACGAGTTAACTATATTAAGAAATCGAATAACCCCCTAGTTTCCGGACTTTTCGATATTATAGACACTAGGGGAAGTAGGGGGCTGAGCTGGAACATTTGGTTGCAAAGTAGGTCCAATTCGGTCATATTAGGTTAGGTCTATCGGGACACTAGGGGTCCGCTCGACCGTCACCAAGTCAAACCAAATTTCCCAGGCTACCATATTATTGACGTGGACGCTGGTTGGCCCTCTGTTCCTTAGGCGTAGCCCACCTGACATTCCCCGGTTCGTAATTACCATCGTTGTTGGGGAATCTATCCAGAGACACATCGACGCTTGGGCGAGTACCTATGTTGTTTTCCTTTAGGTACGCCACAAATCGTTCAAATCCTAGGTTGTCCAGTGACATCGGTATGTTATCGTCTGGTTTGTGCCATTCATCGCACACCTTAATACCTCGACCACCATAGTCTTTGTACGCAATGTGGGTGGTATCCTCGGTTCTAACGTGTGCCATATACCAGCTACGATACGTCAGATTGTTGAGGGTCTTAATGGATTTGTCGCAAGTACCACATTTGGACTTGGGTTTCGGGGACTTACGAATCAGGTAGTAGAATGGGATTGTAAGTCGTACACCGCAGGTACATTCGACTCGAACACGCACCTTGAGGTTCTGTGACTTAGTGACGTTATCGTCCGCCACTCTCTGGATGATCACCAGTCGCCCGTATCTAGTACCAGCGACTGGAACATGTTTGTATGGGACACTATTTGACATCGGCGTTCAACTTCCGAACTGCTTCGTTGATGTCGGACTGCCACTCTGTAGTGGTAATGATCTTACGGTTTATCCCTGCGTAATGGAACGCTTTGTCTTGACTCTCCGCTCGGACAACGTCTCGCGAGAAGTCACCAAACTCGACCTCCCACGGACTCTTAACGTCTTGGCGGAGCAATAGAACGTAGTATGGTCTGTTGGCCATCTTAGTTGTCCCTTGTCAGTTCGTCGAGTGGGACACCACGTTCGAAGAGCTCGATCCCGTGCATCGTTAACCACTCGAGACTGACCTCTAAGGCGACTGAGATGACACCGGACGCATCTGGTGTGTCCTTCATGTCTTCGAGGTAGATCGTGTAGGTGGGTTCAAGATCGTCACCTTGATCATTCTCCTCAATGTCGCCCGTCCATTCGAGTGTACCAAGCTCGATCTTATGTTCTGCCGTACGGTAGTTGGTTGTGACTATAGTCATTTGTCTGATCCTTTGTTTATCATTGCTGATCCTTTAATTATATAGTACTTCTGTGGTTAAATCAATGGGCAAAATTAGGTCAAATTGGGGTCGGAGGTGTTGAATCCACTCTGGTCCTAGCAACGCCCGTACTGTTCTGGAATGGTTGACGGACTGGTCCCCGTTCGGAATTGTCCTTGGAATGTTCTTGGACTGCTGCACCTACTATTCTTTTGCCCCGTTTATCCTTGGATTTATCCTTGGACTTTGGGCGACCCGCTTTTGACCTCATTTTGACTATAGCTTTGACCTCAGAGATATGATATGATTAAGTATGGTGATTGAAATGGTTCAGTTACCTAACAAAGGATCTACAAAATGCCCAAGAACAACACTGCTGTCAAGACCGAAGAAGTCGTCATCGAGACCGTTGCTCCGGTCGCTCCCAAGACCTACGACGTCAAAGCGCTCATGGAAACGCTCAAGACGAAGTCCGCGGTCATCCGTCATCTGCACGGTGAAGGTCTCAAGACCGCCGAGATCACCACGACCATGAAGACGGTGTTCCCCAACTTCATCTACCAGCACGCTCGGAACGTCCTCAACCAGCCCCTGAAGAAGTCCAACTAACGGGTCGGCGGTGCTCCAACATCTGGTAGGGGCGTTCGTCGTAACGCTCCTACTACTCTTCCTCATTGTCATCTTGATTGGGCATCTTTAGGGGTGCCCTTTCTTTTCGGTCTCGCGGACGTGTCCTCAGTTGGTCTAGCGCTAGCGGGCTCAAATTGGGTCGCCCGGTCGACATGTAGTGACCGACAGGTCCTCGCAAATGTTGGGCGGTCGACAGGTCCCCGTAGGGTAAGAAAGAACGGGCCGAAGCCCGTCCCTATTACTGTTTCGGATGGAGCATTGGTCCCGAATCCCAGGCGACCTCGAAGATCCACATCTCCCACGGACCTTTGTGGAAGGACTTATCGAGCAGTTCCCGTCCCTCCTTCTCTGCGTCCGCTCGGTTGGTTGACTTCAGGTTGACCTTGCGGTGACCCATATAGTTGTCTGGGTCGTAGTAGGCGTACCACATGACGAACTTGTTCATGATCTTAGCGCTCCTCGATCCTTGGATCCCACTCTTCCCGGTAATGATGCCCTGCACTTAGAAGACCGTGAAGGACACCGTTGAGGAGGATCTGACAGTCGCGTTTGGACCGGCAGTGGACCTCCTGGCCACCATCGACAGTGACCGCGAAGGGGTAGTCGAACGTGGGACTCTCTCGGATGACCACTCTGACAATATGTGGGTCTTCCCGAGTCCCTTCGGCATGTTTGTATCTCATTGTCCTTATCCTCTGATCCCTAGGGTGACATAGACCTGGTTGGTCTTGAAGTAGTGTTGGTCGTTATGGTGGGCCACTATAGATAGTCCACCTAGTAGTAGCGCTATAAGTAGGGCGCATAGTAGGAACCCCACCCTCTCTAGATTAGTCATAGGCCTCTCCTACATACCTAGGGTCCACATGAACCCTATGTTAATAGGAGGTAGGGGATCTATTAGATCCCCTACTCATTGGTTGGTTATTTCTGTTTCTTAATGGGCATCAACTGAACGTTACGAACGTGTTGATAAAGAATACCTAACGATTTAGATATCTCCGACCGACTATAACCTTCCGATGTAAGGGCTCTAATCTTCGATGACGTAGTAGTAAGACCATCGATTACAACGGACACATCACGTTTGGTGACCACAACAGCTTCTGACATTTCTATCTCCTTATGTGGATGGTTAAAGAACTATCTCTTCAACTCATCATGTCTATTAATATATAGCGATCTATAAACTAAGCCAGCACTAATATCCCTATTATCGCCGATTATGTAGAAAGGTAGTTCTTTCCCTTTAAGAGCGATTTGGGGGAATAATTTTCCGATGCGGATCAAAAGGATCCTACGTGGTCGCCTTAGTGGTACGAACAACCCAACCAGATTTTTGAATTCCAAACAGGCCATGCAAAAATTACCAAAAAATTTTACCCACATACTGCAGGCCATATCACCTCCAACACCTTAATGTCGCTCTTGATTCCCACCTACCATCTATGTTATACTATCATTATCCATAGTCCTTCTTCTTTCGTAGGTGTGTGATGGGCCAGCTCGAACTTGATCTTGACAACTTCCGATCTCCGCAGATTCAGCTGGATGACTCCTCTCTTGTCGACGTCACTCCTCGCTCTGGTGGTGCAATCCGTGATGCGGAAGACACGCAGACGCAAGATTTTTCCAACCTGCACTCTACACCTACAGCCACTGTCGCGTCAACGAATCCGCTTATGATGGCTGCCGCTGCAAGAGACAAGGACTTAGAATTCAAGATCCCGTATGGACCGCTCCGTACCTTAAATCCATCTCACATGGCTCTGAAATACCAGCTCTTTGAACAGCTGTCTAACTCAATCCCCCTCAACGAGTTTGACTTGCCGAACTATTATTACAGAGCTGATATGCTAGACCACAACGCTATTCGTGAGGGTCTCCGGGAAATCCATGGTCTAACACAGCAAGACCCCTATGCAGGCGCTCCCCCTACTACGGCTTTATTTTCACCCCATAAAGGCCGAGCAAACAGGCTCCGGGAACTCCAGACTCTACTCGACGCTGCGACCGTCTCTTTAGACTACTCCGAAGGGTTTCCGAAGACCGACAAGGGTCTCCCCTATTGGCAGCAGCTTGAAGCCGAGCCCAGAGAGTGTCACTCCGCATTCATTGACTATCTGGAGATGGGTGGTGCAAGACAACTGCATCTGCTCTCCGCATATGACCTCACAGACCTGAAGTCTTGGTTCCATATCTACGGCTGGAACTACCGCGTCAGAGCTTTCGACCTCTTCAAGATTGCCAATGCGCAGAAGGTCCGTCTGCAGCGGATGCTTTCCACCGAAGACGACCACTACTTCATGGCGGAACGTATCCTCAAGACCGTTGATAAGTATGTCGGTGATAACATCCAGGATCTCTTGGGTGCTGAAGACCTCGGTTCTCTGGTGGGTATCCTCGAGAAGCTTGTGAAGGTTCAGCGTATCTCCATTGGTCTTCCTGCAGCTGGTGGTCCTGTCCCCGAACAGAAGCCTCAAGGTGCTCCTACCATCCATGTGATCACCCAGCAAGTTGTTGAGCAAGGTAGACAGTCCATCCGCGCAGAAGCTGAAGATGGCGGCTTCAATCTACTCCAAGATGATCCCGACTCCCTCGAGATTGCCCAGGAGCTGATCATCCGCACGCAGAAGACTTCCAATCAGAACAAAGATGCGGATCGCGCAGCTGCCTCCAATAATCTGCCCGTGATTGATCTTGTTCCCGAACCAGACGAGAAAGCCTAATTCTAATGGCATCTTTCAATTCAGTCCACGACGAGGAGTACGTCAGGAAGATCATCGCCGATTGGAAGATGACACCTGCTACTCTGGCCTACAAACTGTCGCGTGGCAACTGGATTGCTGCCAAGCACCTGATGTATATCTCCGCCAAAGTGGCGAAGGCTATTCAGCGTGGTAACGGTCGGATCATCATCTCTGCACCACCACGCCATGGTAAGTCACAACTGGTTTCCATCTACACTCCGACTTGGGTTCTAGAGCGCTTCCCACAGCATCGTACAATGCTCACTGCATATGGTGCTGACCTTGCTGAAGGTTTTAGCCGGCAAGTTCGTGACATCTTCACCGACAAAGAGAACCATGGGCTACTGACCACTAGAGTTAGGCGGGATGCGTCTCGAGCTGCAGCGTTCTTGACTGAGCAAGATGGAGGTATGTATGCAGTTGGACTTGGTGGTGCAATTACTGGGCGTGGCGCTGATGTCCTACTCATTGATGACTATATCAAGGAAATCAAGGAAGCCCTATCCCCTGCGTATCGTGACTATGTATGGAATTGGTTCGTCACTACTGCTTTCACCCGACTGGAGCCTAACGGTACTTGCATCATCATTGCAACTCGTTGGCACTCTGACGACCTTATTGGTCGGATCCTAACTAATTTCCCTGGACAGTGGGAATATATCGAGATCCCTGCGATTGCCGATATCAAACCAGGTACTCTCGATCTCTTCGGCCGTGAAAATGGTGAGGCTCTATTCCCTGAACGCTATCCCATCGATAAGCTGGAGGAGATGAAGGGTGTCCTTGGTACGCCGTTCTTCTCAGCCCTCTACCAGCAGAAGCCGATTGACGAGACAGCCAAGCTGACAGACGGCCAGTGGCTCAAGATCCTTACGACCCTCCCACCCCAACTGTACACCGAAGCCAAGTGGGGACGTACATGGGATCTCGCTGCCACAGAGGGTGGTGGTGACTATACTGTCGGTACCCGTGCTGCTTACGATAAGTCTAACCTGTCCTTCTACATTGACAACATTGTTCGTGGACAGTTCTCGCCCAAAGAGGCCGAAGATAAGGTACGAGCTACTGCACTTGCCGATGGTACTGGCTGTACCGTCTACATCGAACAGGAGCCTGGAGCCTCAGGTAAAGCCCTTGTAGAGCATTATCAACGGACGGTTCTGCCAGAATTCAAAGTGGAATCAGTCCCCGTCGTGACG